AGATCCCGACGCGCCTGCGGGCGACCTTGGGGCGCGCGGCGGTGGGTCTGGTCCGCGAGGTCCGCGAGGCGGCGCGCGCGCGGCAAGGGCTCGCGATCGGTGTGGACTTCAACGCCGTGGACCGCCGGGTCATCGAGCACGTCGTTCGCACCCAGACGAACTTCGTTCGGGACGAGTTCGGGCGGCGGAGCGAGCGAATGAGCGAGACGGCGCGCGAGGTCGTCGCACGAGGGCTCGAGCGGGGGCTCGGGCGGGAGGAGATCGCCGAGGAGCTCGCGGAGGCCGCGCGCACGATCATCCAGGGGAAGTCGCCCTTCTATTGGGAGGTCGTCGCAGGGGCGTTCATGGCGACGGGTCGCTCGTACGCGCAGGTCTCGTCCTACGCCGAGGCGGGACTTGAGCGGTATCGGATCGTGGCCGTGATGGACGCCCACACGACGCCACTATGCCGCTTCCTCAACGGGCGGACGTTTTCGGTCGCGCGCGCGCTCGATCGCTTCGACGCGATCGACCGGCTCGAGGACCCCGAGGACATCAAGAACGCGCTGCCCTGGGGGAGGGAGGCGCGCGACTCCGAGAGCGGGGAGATGCACATCTACGTGACCCAGGGCGGCCGTCGAACGACCCTCGCGAGCTACTCGCCGGGCGACGTCACGAGCATCCGCGCACGCGCGAGCGACGAGGTGATCGAGGGGGTCTGGGGCTTCCCTCCTTACCACGGCCTATGCAGGAGCGTGACGGTAGGGGTTCTCGATTCCTGACTCGCGCAGCGGGATTCTTCATCGCACAGCGAAAGCCAAACCATCCCGCGGCATTCTTCGAAGAATTGGTAGGCGCAGGCTCAATCCAGCGTGAGCGCGTGATGAAGAATCCCGCGATGATCGCGCCCCGCACGTGGTTCCGCGCACATGGAGGCAGGCACACCGGACGCATTGACACCTCCGCGAACGCGGCCACGCCGCCCCTTCCCACGGAGAGAGTCCCATGTGCCTCGCGATCGACGTCTTCCAGGTTCCCCCTCCTCGCACGACGGCCCGCCGAACGACCTTCTGCGGGGGCGAGATCGTACGCCACTACGGCGAGCCCGCTGTGGTGATCAAGTTCAGCCGGCGGCGCGGCCTGCGCCTCCGGGCGCTCGACGGCTCGCACGGCTGGTACGCGGAGCCAGAGGAGTGCGAACCCTTGTACTAGCGATCCCGCGCCGCGGGGGCGGACGGAGGGGCTGGCTTGCTGGGCCGCCCTGGGCGTCGCCGCGCGCGGCTCTTCGGGGCGCGGCACAGCTCGCGCCAGCGCGTTCCGAGCGCCTTGGCCAGCTTCAGAAGGGTCTCGATCGTGAGGTTGTACCCGCCGCGCTCCACCTGCTGAATGTACTTCACGGTGAAGGTCATTCGCTCTGCGAGCTGGTCCTGCGTGAGCCCGGCCCGCTCGCGCAGCTCGGCGACGCGACGGCCGACGTCGCGCTTGGCTCGCCTCTCTGCGGGGGTGTCCTTCGGCACATGCAACCGTCGTCGCCGTGCGCGCCTTTGAACACCTACCGATAAGTCTCCTATTTGCCCGGCAGCTCGGACGGCACATAGCCACCCGTGGTTCCTTCAGGCCCCCGTCCAGCAGTTGGCGTAGTCGATGAGCGTCCACTCGCGCCCTTGACGAAATCGGTCGGCGTTGTCCCCCCGAGCGCCCGTCGGACGCCCCTTGTTCCTGGTGAGAGGTCAAGGGCGTGGAGGGCAGCGCAGACAGGAAGACCAAGCTCGCGGCGTTGAGGGAGCGGCTCGTCCCTGTGGCGAAGTCCGACGACCTCCTCGCGGTCGCCCGCGAGCTCGAGGCCCTCGGCCAAGAGCTCGTCACCGAGGAGGGGTCCGAGAGGCCCAAGAGGCCCACGACGAACGAGAGGCCCAAGAAGCCCACGAGCGCCTCCTGGCCGCGCGACATGAACGAGAGTGCCGAGAGTGCCGAGAGCACCTCCCCCGCCTGGGGTCACGACCCCGCGGAGGACGTTCGTGGTTAGCCGCGCCCTTGCTCCTCTCCCTTATGCGCGGGCCCTCGTCGCCGAGCTCGCTCCCGACCTCGTCGAGAAGACGATGTGGGGCTCGCCCGCGGGGAAGAAGCGCCTCGCCAAGCGCTTGGCCGCGATGCTCCCAGTCCACAAGACGTACACCGAGCCGTTCGCCGGGAGCGGCGCGGTCCTCTTCGAGAAGGACAAGGCGCCGACCGAGGCGATCAACGACGCGGACCCGGAGATCGCGGACGCCTACAAGATCATCCAGCACCTCTCGGACAAGGATATCGAGAAGCTCCGCGGGATGGACTGGCGCGGGGGCGCCGAGACGTGGAAGCGCCTCAAGGACTCCAAGCCCGACAGCGACCTCGCGAAGCTCCACAGGTTCCTCTACCTGTCCCACTTCGCCTACGGGAACTTGCGCGGGAAGTCGTTCAACGCGCGCCGCTCGGGGACGCTCTCGACGGGTGCCGCGCGCGTCGCCAAGTTCGCGCCGCGCCTGCGCGACGTCCACGTCTCGAGCGGTGACTACGAGCCCGTGGTGCGGAAGTACGACGGCAAGGACGCCGTCCATTTCCTCGACCCGCCCTACTCGGGCTACAGCGCCGACGTCGGCGAGGGGGACTTCGACGAGCACCGCTTCTTCAACGTCGTCAAGGGACTGAAGGGCAAGTTCCTCATCACCTACGGCGTGCGCGGCAAGCTCCCGAAGCTCCTCAAGTCCGAGGGGTACCCGATCAAGCGCATTCGCACGCCGCGCACACTTCGGTCGATGCGAGGGGTCGGCGGCTCGCAGTACCTCACGCAGATCATCGCGTCGAACTACGACGTCGCGCAGAAGCGGCTCGAGGAACTCGGGCTGGACGGCTGGGAGGTCGCACCCGAATACGAAGCACCGGCGCGAACGAGCGTCGCGATTCCGAGGGGGGGGCCGGAACTGGCGGCGACCGCCGCGCCGATGCTCGACGTCGTCAATGCCGCTGCCGCGCCCGAGCCGCAAGCGGAATCGACGGAGCCGAAAGGCGAAGCCCACGCCACCTCCGCCGCCTGGGTGAAGACGATTCCACTCCTGAAGGCCGAGGGCTCTGACGACGAGCGGTTCGTGCTCGGGATCGTGCTCGAGCCCGAGGTGGTCGATGCGCAGCAGGACGTCTACTCGGCCACCGAGATCCGCGCCGCTGCGCACCGCTTCATGGAGGAGTTCCAGGACGTCGGGCTGATGCACAGGATGCGGGTCAACGGCGCCGTCAAGATCGTCGAGAGCTACCTCGCTCCGAGCGACGTCACGATCGCCGGGACTGCGATCAAGCAGGGGACGTGGCTCCTCGGCGTGCACGTCGTCTCCGACGCCCTCTGGCAGGAGGTGAAGGACGGCGCGCTCACGGGCTTCAGCATTGGGGGCTCGGCCAGGAGGGTGCCCGAGGGAACCGGGGCCGCTTCGGAGACCGAGAGCCCGTCAGGGGCGGCGGCGTGAGCGATGGCGGCGATCAGAAGCCGAAGGGCCCCGACGGGGGCGTTCATCGCCTCCTCGACATGCTGGTCGAGGAGGTCTCGCTCGTCGATCGCGCGGCGAACAAGCGGCGCTTTCTCGTCGTGAAGAGGGAGTCGGAGGACATGGGTAAGAAGAAGACCGAAGAGACTCCCGGATCGAGCGGCGCGCCCGCGGCGCCGGGCGGCCCCGACGCGCCGAAGCCTCGGAAGAAGAAGCCGGCGAAGAAGGTCCCCCCGCGCCCTCCGACGACGAAAGCGAAGGCGCCGCCCCCGAAGAAGGACCCCGAAGAAGAGGAGGATGAGGAGCAAGAGGAGGAGGAAGAGACGTCCAAAGCCAAGCCTCCGAAGAAGGATCCCGAGGAGGATGCCGACGAGGAAGAGGAGGAAGAGCAAGAGGACGAGGACGACAAGACCTCCAAGGCGAAGCCTCCGAAGAAGAACCCGGACGAGGACGCCGACGAAGAGGAGGGCGACGAGCAGGAAGACGAGCCCGAGGACGCTCCGTCGTCGGAGGACCCGCCCCCCGGCCGCAAGCCCCCCAAGAAAAAGGCGACCAAGGACGAGGCGAGCGGTGCGCCGGGACCCGGCGCGCCTGATGACGAGGCGCCCGACGAGGACGAGGAGACGCCACTCAGCGTCGCGCTCGCCGCGCTCGACAGCCTCACCCAGGCCGTCGAGATCCTCAGCGAGTCGCCCGAGGACGGGACGCCGCTCGCCAAGATCGCGGGCGATATCCGGGCCGCAGCCGACGCGATCTCGGCCGCGGCCGGGATCGAGCCGGACGCCGACGAGAACGAGGAGCCGGCGGGGGAGACGGGCATCCCAGGTCTCGTGTCGTCGATTCAGGAGATGCTCACGAAAATCGAGAGCCTCACGCAGGCGCTCGCGGCGAGCTCGAAGACGCCGGCCACCACGCCAACGATCACCGCCGAGACCCAGGCGCCGCCCGACCTCGCCGGCACGCTCGCCGAAGTCGCGCAGTCGATGAAGTCGATGGGCGACACGATGAAGACGCAGGCCGCGCGCCTCAACACGCTCGAGAAGCGCGCCGGGGTGTCGAACAGCCAGCCGCCGGGCGAGCGCGTCGCGAAGGGCGAGCCCGAAGACGCGAGCTGGCCGATGGACATGAACCGACCGCGCGACCGGGCCAGCACGCAGAAGGCCGTCTCGTTCCACGACGACTGACACACACCGGAGAAGACGATGGGCTTCACGAGCAACCGGACGATCCTCGAGAAGGCGGACATGGCGATCCGCGACCTGCAGGACGGGGGTGGATACCTCCTCCCGGCGCAGGCGCAGAAGTTCATGCGCCTGCTCATCAAACAGTCGGAGTTGATGGGGATGGCCACCGTCGTCCCGATGGCGTCGCCCCGGCAGCAGACGCCGAAGATCAAGTTCGGGCAGCGCGTGCTGCGCGCCGGCAAAGAGGGCACCCGCCTGTCCGATCAGGATCGGGTGAAGCCCGACTTCTCCTACGTCGAGCTCGACGCGCGCCTGTTCAAGGCGGAGATCGATCTGTCCGACGAGACGCTCGAGGACTCCGTCGAGCGCGGTGAGCTCCGGCAGACGATCATGGAGCTCATCACCGAGGCGATCGGCCGCGACATGGAGGAGGTGCTCATCATGGGCGACCTCCAGTCGCCCGACCCGTACCTGGCGCAGCTCGACGGTATCCTCGT